GCCGCTACTTGTTGTCATGTCACAGCAATATTTTACATCAGTTGATTCTTCCGTAGTTTTCAGAGTCAATGCTTCAATATAATCTGAATACTTAAAACCGTCTCTGGTCCTCAATGCACCATCTTTCCACCACATATTAAGTGAATCGGTCAGTTGATTATCGTCAACCATATTCAAAGCAGATCTTGTGTTCATCCCACCGGACAATTCAGGAACGGAAACTTTATATGATTGGCTAGTTCCCATTTTCGGAAAGTTCATTTTAATACCACATCCTAGGCATAGCATCAACAATAGAAGTAGAGGGAGCTTTAACACTGCCCCTTTTTTGGTTGTATAATGCACTAAATATTTGCTGATTGTCTCCATCTCCCTCTGCTAGTGCTAAGAACATAGCCACACCATAAGGCATGACATCATATAAAACTCTTGTTGGCAAAACAATTTCGTCATTAATATTGCTAAGTAGAACAAAATCCGTTATATCTGTTATGGCAGAAGCATAGTGTAAATCGCTGTATATTTGATTTATAAACGCAAGTCCTCTTGTTAGAAGCTCGTCTTTACCGCTTATTTCATTGTGTGATCCGGTATAACCAAGCAATGTCATCGCCTTGTCAAACATCTGTTGTCCTGTCATTGTTGCGCACCTCCTGCCGCTTGTTCAACTAGCGCCTGTTGCTGCTCTCGAGGCAGAGCTTTAAATTTATCTTGCTGTTCTTGTGGAAGTGAGCTAAGCACAGACTCAATATCTAAATTATCCTCCGGCTGTGTAGTTGGCTGATTTAATCCATTTTGTGCTGTTTGTTTTGCTATCATTTCGTTAGCAGATTTCAGCTCTTTAATTAGTCCAGTATTATCCGAAATTATACCTTTTGGAATTCTCTGTAAATATTGAATTGCATCAATAATCTGCCTGTCAAATAGATTATCAAGCGTTCTAATAGACTGTGCTTCGCTCCACAAAGTAGACGCGCCCACATCAACCCTTGTTGAGATTATCAAATCCTTGTATCTATCCCCATCGAATGGCATATACCATGTGCCTTTTTCATCCTCAACTTTTAATGCTCTTTTACCATATTGCATAATCCAATATTCAGACCAAATTCGAGCACAATCTTCACAGAATTTATAATATCTATTTTGCATTGTTTGAAGAGGGAGTGTTGCGGCTTCACGAACAGCAATTATAGCCGATGTATTTTCGGCATTTAAATCTCCAAGGACCGCATCGTTCGCCCCTGCTTGTGAAAGTGTTTGAGAAACTAAACTTGTAATATTGTTATCAAAATTAGGTGAAAAGTTAGGCGGCACAACATACGATATTGCATTATTTAAATCACTTTGACTATTAACGGTAATTATCTGCGCTGGATCATTAGTTACTGGGTCAATAACAACATCACTATTAACCAACATAATCGGCATACCCATCATCATAACCGCCCAAACAGAGGCAGTAACCATTCGATTTATAGCAATCTGATTAGGTATCAAATAGGTTACTTCTGATTCTCCGTAAGCGGAATTCTTGCGTTTATCCCATGAGAATTTAGCTAAAGGATATAATCTGATATTTAAATCCCACGTATTACGGACAATAGCATTTTTAGTAACCTTGCAAGCCTTAACCATGCCTTTTTCTTTCCAAAACCTAGTTAAAACAGTAGCTTTCTTTGAATCGCTAGGTTCTAGTTCGCTTCTGTCTCCTGCCATATATCCGTTGTCCCTATCGTTTCCAATCAGCTCAATATTTTCTGCTGACATTCCATTTTCTTTTGCTTCTGCTTTTAAATCCTTAACATATTTTCTTTGAGCAATAATGATAAATGGTTGTTTTTGAACATCGTCAAGATTAGGATCACCAAAATAAACATTTTCAATGTCAATAACTTCATCGCATATGTCACCCTCAATAGGCTTTTTTCTACCTGCATCGGCATATAATCCAGTGCGAATGTTCTTGTCCCAGTATGTATAAATGATACCTGTGCCGGAAGTATAGGCGTTTCTCAAAGCATCTGCTCTAATCTCGTCAAAGCCTAATCGTTCAGAAGTTACTCTGTAGTAATCTGATAAAGCGGACATAACAAGATTAATTTCTTCCGATTCAGGTATTTCATCTTCTGTAATAGAAGTTGCTCCGGTGGTTGCCGCTTGATCTCTCATAGCACTTATAGAATCCTTTAGCTCAAGTGTGTTGGGGACACCATCAGCGGAGTAATTTACTGCTATTGGAGAAGAACCAATCATAGAAATTTTATAATCTCCGATTCTTTTTATAACGTTATACCTTACCAGTGGTCTATCTGTTCCGCACTTTGCGCCATGCCATTGGTCACCTGAATAAAAGCGTTCGTTAATTTTGCTTTGTTCAAACATGCCTTTGTTGCCAATACTCGTTTTGAATTGTATTCCATCACTATACTCTTTGTATATTTCGTCAGGCTTAATCAAATTATTCACTCCTTGTCTTTTATATACCAAACAATTAATTTGGTATTAACTCTTTGCTATACAAAAGGGAAAGGGCGGATTTTACACCGCCCAATTAATTAGGATACTGTGACTGTTACTGTAGCAACGTTAGAACTCATAACAGTTGCAAGTCCGGCTGTAGCTTTTACAAAGTAATAGTACAGTCCAGCTGTCAAGGTTGTTGGAATTACCATTGAAGCAGAGGTTTTGCCTGCAATCATGACAGGATTTGTGCCGGTTGCATCATCAGCTTGATACCACTGATATGTAACAGTTGAGCTGTCAGAAGCGGTAGCAGCAGATGTGAGCGAACCGCTGATAGAGCCTGCAACCTTTGAAGTGTCTGCCGGCTGTGTACCAAACGTGATTGACGGAGCAACCCAAGCCCAAATTGAATTCTTTTTGGATTTCTTTACAAATACATCAAAGTAAATTCTGTAGTCGAACTTGTAAGCATCCTTTGTGAGGTTCTTATCTGGTGTAAATACACGCATTCTTTTTGACTTTTCAACAAGCGACGCTGCCTTTTTAGGCATAACAAGCATGTAAATAGCCATTGCTGCGGTCTGAGGAGCAAATCCTCCATCTTCTTCACCTGTAGTCGAGCCGTCAAGGAAATCATAAGCGGTATACATTCTGTCAGCAGTTACAGGTAGCAAAGCGACACCATCAATTTTGCCAACTTTAAGATTAATTTCACCTTTTTTGAAGTCGGACGGAACAATTTGTTTACTAATCTCTGTAGAAGTTTGAAACGCTTTATAGATTGACGGATGAACGAAACAAACCAATTCCTCACTGTATCCAACAAAGTTACGAACGCTTGAAACCAAATCAAGGAATGCGGCATAAGGAGTGGTAACTACTCCGCCTTGAAGCAAATGACCTTGTGTATTTGCCACACCTGAAAGTTTTGAAATTGTATAAGCATCTGTTTCCGGAACAACGTGTTCACGAACAAATTCGCTAAGAACTTGACCGGCAAAAGATGAAACTCCAATCTCGTCAATATCCTCATTATCAATCTCAAGCGTACGGCCACGGTCACGTGTCATGGTAAAAGGCTGTTGAGCGACGGTAATTGCGCCACGGATAAAACCTGTATCTCTGTCGTAGTCTGCCAACCCCTGCATCTCAACATCAGGGATAATAACTGTTTTTGCGCCAACGAATTTTGCACGCAAAATATTGTCTGTCAAAAAGCCTGTAACAGCTTCTTGAACATACATCTTGTCGAGTTCACCTGTAAATTTTTCAGCATAAGCCAAAGTGTTAATAGCCATTTATATTTTCCTCATTTCTTTATCCCCACACGCCCTGCATCAGAGCTTCGATTTCCGGTGTAGTACCATCATGTTCTGCGCTCTTTGCGGAGCCTGTGGAGGATTGTGCGGCAACTTCCTGTTTTTCAGTAGTTGCCTTTATGTTTTTGTTTTCTTTGCGTTGAAATCTTAAATACGCATCGTATAACGATATGTTTTTGTCAATTGCGTCTTTTAAAACGCTTTTTGGTATTTTGTCGACCGTTGCCATTTCGGGAAATTCTTTTTGAAGTTCAATAAAATCATTTGCCAATTTGTCATTAATTGACTCTTTACTTTTTTGAAACTCTGAATTTTC